GACATCATTGCATCATCGTCACCGTGGTCCATGTCGTGTTTTGGTTCCATGTCAGGCTTCATGTCTGGCATGTCAGCACCCATTGGTTTGACACCTGCTAATTTTAAAATTTGCATCATCATACCTGCTTCTTCTGGAGAGTCAGTTGTAATTTGAATTGCTTCTTTAACTTCTTTTTTGTCTTTTGTTTCCATAGTGTTTGTATTTAGTGTATCATCGCCCATATATTTTTCTTCACCATCGTCACCAAATTTGTCCGCAACCATTTTGGCCGCTGTTTCTAGTTCGTATGACTTAGGAAATGGTGCTTCTTTTGATCTTTTTACAAGATCTCTAACAACATCCTGCTTTGGCATTTTTAACACACCGTCATCGTCGACATAATCACCAATCGCCTCTTCCGCACCAATGAAGACGTCACTCATTCCACCAACTTTTTCTTGCATTTCATCATCCTTCATCGCCTGCTTTGTTGCTGTGGCATACATGACTGCATCTGCGTCTTTGCCATATCTTTTCTTGAACCCTGCTTTGTCTTTTTTCATACCTTTGACAATTTTTTCTCTTTTGTCCATTTCGCCGCTTGTCATTGATCTGCCTGTAGTTGTGTGTTGGCCACCATGGGCTTCATTTTTTTCTTTTTTAGCAATGGCAATCGCCGCCTGCTGTTTTGGATTCATTGCTTCTGTTGAACTAATTGCTTTTTGTACTTCAGGACTTTTGTTAGCAATTTCTTGCAATCTCTTCAATACGTCAATCATTTCCATAGGTTTATTTCCTTGCTGGATCTGGATGTGGATTAGTTGATTTTGTGAAAGGACTTGGCGTAGCAACTTCTTCTTTGCTTTGAATATTTGGATTTTCTTTTGGCATGTCCTTGTCTTCTTCTCTGTCTTTTAATAATTCTTTTAACAAACTCATGTTAGCTTTAGTAGAATGGAAATCTTCTGCGTTTACTTTTGGAGCATCTTTGTATTCGATATCTCTTAATTTATTCACATATTCGGATTTTTCTGCCACTTGCATTTGTTCTTGATATTCTTCCGATGGTTCACCTGGTTTTCTAACTACGATGTGTGTTTGTGGAAGATTCATGTATGCACCTAAGTATTCTTTCATCTCTCTTGGAGAAGCAGGATAGTTTGTAGTCACATCAAAAATTGTTACTTCCTCGTTGCTTAACGCTGGAAAATCTAATGGCATTGTCATAATAGGTGTTTTTTTGCCAGCACTCATTTTTGCTACCTCAAACTTTTGTAGTGCAGTTTCCATCTTTGTAGCAAAGCCTTTTTCACTAGCTATAGGACCAGCAACCTTTACTTTGTAGTCATATGACTTATGTGCTTCAGTAAGATATTGTTTAAAAGTGCTCATTTAGTATATTTAGTCTTTCTTTAGTAGTTTCTTCATCAATTCATTACGGTCGGATATTACGAAACCGTCCTGCTCTTCGATGCCAGTATCGTCTTTATTGCCTTGGTCTATTTTCTGCTTTTTAAGTTGCAATTCAACCATTTTTAACTTCTTATCTATCTTGTTGGATTTGGCATCTATTGCATTTCTTAACATAGTACTTGCAACTTCAAATATACGTCCAGAATAACGCGAGTCAACGTTCATACCCAAATCCATTAAATTTTTGTAGCTTTCTTCTGCCTCAACTGCCAACTTATCAAGTTCGAGATCAGATAGTTCTCCGAGACCCTTTACCTGCGGCAATGCCGCCGCTATTTTATCAAACTCGGCATAACTTCTTTCAAGATTCTTTTGTGTTTGCGGATCTAAATTTTTACTTTTACCATTTGCCTGATCTTCTTTCTCTTTTTCTTTGTTATCCACTTTGGCAAATGCTTCTTTAACATTTGGTAAATTTAATATTTCTTCTAGCTTCTTTGTCATTGCTTTATTTACTTACGTGTACCCTGATGGAACAATTGATCTTCTGACAACACTCTAAATCTTATACGGTTTTGTTTTGCGTATGCGTTCGCGGCTTCCCATTTGGCCATGTTGATGACTGCTTGTTTCTTTTTACCTTGGCTTTTACCAGCATCACGAATGTTGGTTTGAGATTTTGGCTTGACTTCTATTAGTTCCGCGTGTTTGGCTCCATTCTTATCAACATAAACGACAAAAAAATCAGGCACATATACGGTATACTTTCCTGTCAACGGATGTCGGTACGGAATCTTGATTGATTCACTAGCCCATTTGGCAACATTAGGATGTTGATCACATAATCTCATGAAGGCATGTTCCCAACTAGAACGATATGTTGGTGTTTTCAAACCAACATATTTTTCCTGATTTTTTGGATAAAACTTTCCTCTGGCAAATCTTGGTAGCATTAGTCTAGAATATTTCTAGATACTAGGTCTTTGGTAGCGAGTGTTTGCCTCACACCCAATCTACTAGACTTGTATCTGTTAGCATTAAGTATGATTGTGATTAGTTCCGAAAGTTGGGCCGGTGTTGCATATGTTAATTTGTCCAAAAGTTCTTGCGGATTAACGTCATCAATTTTTGCCTGTGCCAATATAACATAGGCAGTGGATTCTGCTGATTCCCTTTTGAATCCTCGTTGAACAAAAAAGGCAATCGCGGCATCATATTCTCCTGCATTGAATTGATATTCTTCTTGATAGTTTACTGTCTTTAATTTATCAATTGTGTTTTGTAAATTGTCTTTATCTTTTTGTGGAAGATTCGTATAAAATTCTGCCATTATAAACTCGCTTTCTCAACAGATATTGACACATCCTGTGATGTCCTGTTAATTTTTAGATACCCTTCGGTCACTAATTTTCTTACATTTGTAACTGCTTTGCTTCTGTAAACAGTTTTGACCGAATCCGAAGCGTTCTCAAATTCCACATCAGATTCTGCCACTGTCAAATTTTTCCTTGAGCCAATATCTTTGTAATATAAACCTGCCGCAACTTCGTCTTTGACATTAGCATCATTGTTTACCAATTTAAAAGATTCGTCAGCGGTGAAAAATGTTTTGGTATCTACTAATGAATTTGATATTACCTTTACGTCGGCCTTGTTGCTGTTGTCATTGGTACCTTTTCTATTTGCAATAGTTAATCCAGTTGCCACTGCGGCTCCAATTGCAAATTGGCTTACAGGACTTGTGGTCCCTGCTTGTTTTCCTATTTCGAGTATACCTTCTTTAGCAATACCTTTTAATTCTTCTTTAACATCTTTCTTTTTAATTTTTTTTGCGTTATTATATGTGTTGGATGCTGATAATATTGCTCCTAAAATATTTCCACTTTGCACATTCTTGATTACAGAACCAATGCCGTCGACCACACCCCCGGGGCCAAATATGCTGTTAGTTCCACCACCCAGCACGGTTAAAGGCGAAGGTTCTTTATCATAGTTTATAGTGGCAAATCCTGGAACGTTGTTCACGTTAACAATGCCTGATTTGTATAGAACTGTTTCATAAAAAATTTGCATAGTATTTTGCATGATGCCTGTTCCGTCTGCCTGATCCAAGGTGTCGTGAGCAAAAGATCCAATCACAGGGTTAACCAATGTCATTGAGGTAAATCTTTGTTTGTGCAATACAAAAATTTCAATGCCTTTTATGTATGGCTTTTGCCTTTGTTTTGGGGTATCGAGACCGTACTTGTTTGTAGATCCTATGTATGCTGTTTTGTAATAGTCATCTTTTGTGTTGGAAATTTGTAGATCTGAATTCATACTTACACCGTCCGCAATAGTGTACTCGTAATACTTTTTCCAGAAAGCATTGACGGTATCAGCATGATCATCATGGAAAGTTATATTGACTGGCTCATATTGTATACGTGTGGCTGTGTACATTTTTTTATTGTATTGTATTTTCTCCTCAACATTGTAACCGTATCTCGGAAGGTCGGCCGCTTTTACTAACATGTTCAGTTGATATTGTTCATTTGATGTAAATGCAGGTTTAAATAACGATTCATCAAGATTAAAAACAACATGAAACAGAAACTTTTGTTTCGGCATCAGTTTAAAGTTGTCGTCTATGTATAATCGAGAGGCATGTCGATAATCTTTCATGCCTGGCAGGCCGTTTTGGAAACCCTGTAAGTAATCGTTAATTTTTGGCATACATGTTATTTATAGCCACAAAAAAAGCGCCTATAAAGACGCTTTTCCTGTTATAAATGCTTACGAAAATTACGCACCACCACCAGTACTTAAAGTACCAATAGTTCTTGCAACCGCAGTTCCTATTCCTGTGCCTTGTGGTGTTTGTATTGCGTTGTCGTATCTTACTGACAATGTTATTGTAGCAGGTTCTGATGTGTTGTATGCTAACGCATTATAGTTCACGTTCTCAACATACGCACCATATAATTCAAATGTTTCTAGAACAGTTGGTGCACTTGCGCCGTTACCACCGTCCAACATTTCAATTCTTCCTGTGAATTTGTAATCAATCCCGGAAGCCGCACTTGATTGTTCAAAGAAATCAAATTGTTTCTGAATCTGTTCACCAACCAGTTTTGATACTGAGTTGTTAACATCATCTCTCAACGTGATTGTGATTGGTTCCCAAGTGTGTTTACCTGCAACATATACTCTTGAGTTGTATACGTCTAGTGTAACTTGATCAAATGTCAAGTTAGGTCTTGTTATGTCCATCACCTGTTTAGTCAATTCTGATCTAGGTGTTGATACTCCAAAATTTTCCAGTATCGCTCTAAAACGATATTGTAGTTTTGGCATCAATAAACCTTGTGATGCTGAACTTTGATCGTTTGCTAAAGGTACTGTAAATTTTGATAAAGTTGATATTGCCATCTGTTTCTCCTATTTATTCAAAATTAGTTCCCCAATTTTGCAATTTCTCCTGTGTTTTTGATTCTTAATGGTATGTAGATAAATTCAACCGATTTTACTGGTTCAATTGCTATATCAACATACAATTCGTTCCTGTCTATTCTAGTAGCAGTGTTGTTTGTGTCATCACAAACTACCAAGAAGTCAAACAATGCTCTTTGTCCAACAAGTTCTAACAAGAATGACTCAACTGCGCCTTTTATTTCGTTTCTTGTTAATTCATCATTTGGTTCAAAGATAAACGGTTTAGCAATAGCATCCAATTGTGTTCTTAGGAACACTGCTAATCTTGACACGTTTATTCTGTCTAGTGCGGAAGTTGCCGTTGTTTTAGTTAGGTTACCAAAGTTGACGATTCCTGCGCCTGAGAAAAATGTTATAGGGTTGATTTGAACTTCATGCATTGAATCTCTCACTGACTCCGTTACAGATATAGTTTTAAATTCTCCAGAGGATGCATCAATATGTCCAACTGATGTAACATTATCAACTACCCCACGTCTTGTGCCTGCTGGTGCAAACCATGGGAACGCAACATTGTCGTTATTAGCCAACACTCTTGTTATCATGTGTGATGGTGGAACAACAATTGAATTTCCGCTGTTGTCTGTTGTTAATCCTGATGGATAAAACACTCCTAAGAAATCACTTGAACTTACAAGACCGTCTTCACCGTTGTCTGTTACGCCTGCTGTGTTGTTAGCATAGTTTTGTATACTTGTTGCAGTGCCTTCTAACCTTAATGGTGTATCACCAACAACAAACGCTGTATTGTTTCTATCAGTGTTTAAGTTGATCATGTTCTGGATTAATTCTGGATATCCAGGACACGTAATTATATTGTAACCTCTTTGATCTTCTCTTAAGGCTTGGTTAGTATCGATCTCAGATTTTAATTGTTGCACAATTACTTTTCTCTGT